CTGCTAGTACCTTTGCCGGGCTATCCCTTTGATTTTGTTTTCTTTTTTGCTGATCTGAGTCCTTGTTCCAAACGTTTCCTAAACCTAACCTCGATCCCATCCTGTTGCGAAAATACCACACCACCCACGGTCTCAGCGAATGGGAACAGAGGACGATACTGCGCTCGGTCTACATATCTGGCCACCATACGGATGCGCTGACCACCTCTTTTAGTCTGCCTGCCGTACCTCTCCCAGATCCCTTCATATTGATCACCGATCTTACCTTTAGGCACGCCCTTAAAGAACTTGCTTTTATCGTTAATCATCCTGGCATAAGTTGCCTGCGTGATATTTCCATACTTGTTTAGCCTAGTATGCTGGGTAGATATTAACAGAGCGCGGCGCTCTGGAAAGCGTGTGCCGCCTTTAATCTGGAAACGCATATACTCTGCCTGAGCCTTATCTATGAAGACCTCAGCAGTAAGGTTTTGCCTGTTAGCTTTGTTTACCTTGAATCCTCTTTTGGTAAATGGCGTTGCGCCACGATCAAAAACCTTATCAGCTTTCTCTGCCAGCACCTTACCACCACGCCCTGGCCCAGCCTTAAACGCCACATCATTTAATGCGCCAACAGTCGCAAAAGGTATTTGACGCTTTTGCGTTTCGTCTAGAAACCTTGTAACGCTTCTGATGTTACTACTTACATTGATTCTCATTATTGCACCGTTGGCTCTTCTAGCTCCAGGATAACCACTGTGCCGCTGGTCTCCCTGGCGTCAAAGATTATCTCATCACAAACATCACAGTTAATCGTTCCGCTGTACTCATAAACCACACCATAAGTATCGCCATCACAGTGATGACAGGTGACCTCATTCTGGAAGAACGCTAACGCTTTCATGACTCAACCATACTACACATCGTCCGGTCTTGTCACCTCACCGCCGCAGGCAGCATAGCCTGCCAGGTCAACCCAGCTATCCTCTGACTCTGGATCATGTATTAAACGGCTCTGCTTTACCGCAATCATACATAACGACACCTGGGCAGGCGTAACCTTTGTTTTAAGCAATTGAGACCAGAGGCCAGCTATGGTTTCAAAGTTGTCTTTGACGGTGCCATACTGCTCACCCCGGTCAGCCACCTTGACCTTGGCATCATCTAAAAAGTCAAATCTGTCTCTAAGAGGAGACTCTGTCTGTTTTATAGTCATTAACCCTCAACCCACACACGTTACATTTATATTTTGTTTTCATTTCATCGGATAAGACCCGATCCATCTTTGAGTAGCACCTGGGGCAAGCCCCAACAGATAACTGCTTTTGCATTGTGCCATCGCCTTTTTCTATCATGCCCCCCTCCTCAGAATGGTATCGAATCATCCAGCTTAGTCTCAATTGGCGTTTTTATCTTTTCAACTACAGCCCCAGGCCACAAATCTTTTGTCGCATTAACAGCGGCTGCATCATCTAAATACTTTTGCAGGATCTTTGCAACCTCTGAGGCGCTAAACACGACCATTTCCCTGTTTTCTTTTTTGACCTTGCTCACCTCATAATCCGTCCTGGTAACTGCCAGCACCCTGCCATCCGGCATAGCCGCCTCAATATACCCACCATCAAGCGGCTGCACTCCAGCCTCAATAGCTGCTCTCTCTATCGCGTCCACCCCGCGCAGCGTCACCTCTACCTGATGCTCGACATCATGTTGATCCTCTATAGCTTTATTAAGCCGATCCATCTGAGCCTCAAAGCGATCTCTCAAGCTGCCATCGATCAACCAGATCAATCTATCGACACCCCACTTAACCTCAAGCTGGCTAACCCGGTCATCGTACCTATGGATCGCCTCCTGCATCCGGCGCATAGCACCTTGGCTTGGCGCATAGTAAATCTTATTCGGTTTGGGCTTCTTTTTAGCCACCATAATTATCTCCCTTGCTAAGCGTCCGTCCACTTGTCCGTCCGTCCTGTCCGCCCTATAGGACGGCGGACGGACGGACAAACGTCCAGGTGACCGGACAAACGTCCGCGGACACCGGACAAAACTGCATTAACTAATTGATTATCCATACTTTCCCATCGTCCGATGCCACGATACGTTTGCGGACAAGGGCATGTCTAGCGTCCGAAGCCCGCCGCCGGTCTAAATCGGGGCATTTGAGCCTATGAGCGTCCGCCCAGGCCTTATTTGTGACCGCTTTTACCCCCTGATCTATGAGCAGATTTTGCAATGCCTCAAGCGCCAACTGCTCATTTTCATCCGTCTTTTTGCGCGGTTTCGGAGCCGCCTGATCAGCCTTTTTAAGGACAATTGATGACCCATCGACCAGGGTGATTTCCTGCATCTCAAAAACATGCTCATCAGCAGGCTCGGCATCTTTTTGCTTTTCGCAGCGCATAGTGACAAACCCCTCATCCTTGGTAACGACCAGGGAGGTGTCTACAGCCCCCAGCAGCGCCGAGCTACCTCGCATCCCTCTCGATGAATCTTTACCCGAGTGGTGGACGCCGACCAGGGCGCACCGGCAATGCGTTTTAACGCTATCCGCCGCCGCTACCCATAGGCCAAGCTCGGTTGCTGAGTTCTCATCCGCCCCAACTAATGACCTGGCGACCGTATCAACAAACACGCATGACCAACCCTCCCCGGCCTTGTCAATGGAGCGCATTAGCTTTTCAACGTCACTCTGCTCCCGGAAATTTACCGCGATTGGCAGGATATATAGATTGCCCTTATCCCTTACCTTATTGTGCATTTCCCAGGCGCACAGGCGTTTGCCCAGGCCTCCAACGCCCTCCCCGGCTATATAAAGCACCTTCCCGGCTTTAACCGGCATGCCCTGCCACGGAACGCCATTAGCTATAGATAGCGCCATATCCAGGGCGATAAAGCTCTTACCCGCCCCAGGCGCGCCGTAAAGCACGGTCAAGCCGTGCGCCGTGATTATCCCGGCATCACCCTCTCCGATAGCCCAATTAATCGGCGGCATATTGCGTAAATACTCAGCCCCAACAAAATCAAATAGGTCGCTATCGGCCTCAGATTCAGCCAGGGCGGGCTTTGCCTCCGGCGCGCTTTCTAGTACCGGCGCAGCCTTGACTATAGCCATAAACGCATCCAGGCCGTTTCCTGCGTTTATCCAGTCAACAATGTCACCCTTTGGCGGCAGATCCGGCAGATCAACGCGCTTAATCATGTCGGCGACACCAAATAGCTCAGAGACAACAAGATCGGCATGAGCCGATCCAGCCTCATCATTATCGGGCAGGATAACTACCCTGCGCCCTTTAAAATGCCTGCTTAGCTCTGATTTCCAGTTTTTAGCACCGCCGTGATTCGTAGTAGCTACAAGGCCCATTTTAGCTAATTTATCGGCAGCCTTTTCGCCCTCAACTACAAATATGGGCATTTCTGGTTTAGCTATAATATCCGGCAGGCGATAAGGCAAAGCCTCCACCCCTTGCATATTATATACCCAGTCGCCCTTTTCATCTGGCCTGCGCTGGCGAAAAGTCTTCGGCTCAAAGCGCTGAACCTGGTATTTGACCTCGCCATTTTCATCCACATAATCATAGCAGGCGCTCATAAATCGCGCTGGCTTAATGCTTTCCTGCACCCGCTTTTGGATGCCGAACTTTTTTTCCAGAATATCCGGGATGGTGTAAAGGGGCGAAACCCCCTCGTTTTGTTTTACCAGGTCAATGACACCGCCGCCTTCGTTGGCCTCAAAATCAAACCAAGTGCCTTTGCGGAGATCAACCTCCCGGCTGCCATTATTGCCCCAGCGCAGCGTGTGACCGCGCCGGATAGTCGGCTCCCCCCAATAGGTCTTTGCGACCTCTTCTATATACGCTCCAATATTATTCATTTGAATTCCCTTTTCCCTTTTCCCTTGTAAGCGGCAGGGTGACGACAAGGGAAACGCCACCCTGCCTACCGCACTAGAAGATGTCGCCGCCTGCCTCTGGTGCAGCCGGTGGCGTGGCCGCAAGAGGCGGCGCAACCATCGCTGGTGCGGGTTCTTCTGGAGCGCCCTCGCCGCCAAGCGCGACTGGACGTTTCGTCCAGCCAACAACTGACCACTGAGGCACGCGCCAAGTTTGTGACTGCCCATCATTTAGCTGCTGAACCTTGCGCTCAGTGCCAGCGATCTCGACAATCGGAACTAGACCAGGATTAGAGGCTGATCCAGCCTGATATTGCTTGTAAATGGTCTGCATCGCAGCATAAACATTTTTGGAGGTGCTGCTCAATTCACGCAATCCGATTTCTTTGTTACAAAGGCGGACTCTGAAACCCCATTTGAAAAGTGGGTTGCCGTTGGCATCTAAATCCGCTGGCTTTTCCGGCGGTGTTTCTCCAACCCGAACCATCCGAAAATCAGGCGCAGGCTTATATCCAATATAACCCAATTCAAGCGCCTCAATGTCCATCGCCACCTTGACTGGCAATGTTAGCTCATGATCTTGATTAGTCCATTTTCCGTTTTCCTGGACGCGCTCAACTGCAATAAAGCTGCCGTCTTTTGCGCTAAATTTCAGGATCGGAGTACGATCCCCACCACCTGAACCACCTTCGCTTTGATATTCTAACATCTTTTTCTCCTTTAGACGTTTTGACGTTTTAACGTTAAAATCGGCTCAATATCTTGAACCCCTCGATCGGGTAATAGGCGCAGATGTCGCTATCCTGGGGATCGCCACGATCCGTCCTGCCACCCATTTGCAGCGAATGCTCGGCATCAAAAGATATTCGTGCCAAGGCATCCGTCCACAAAACTATCAGATAAGACGGTAAACCTGTCGTCTCTGTCAACTGTTTCGCTCTAACTACTTTATGCAAATTGACCATTGCGGTTGAAAACTTATTCATTTGAAACGTCCTGGCCTTGATTTCTCCAAAGGCTACCGGGGCATCTTCTATAGCGTCATGAATAACAACATCAAGCCCATACTGCGCTGGCAGTTTGTGCAATATATATTTGTGCTGCTCTAAAATCTCAGCAACCCGGCGCTCGTTTGCTAAATCATTCGCCGATTCGTAAAGCGGTCTATTCATCAGCCAGATGCTCCCTGATTATCATCATCGCGGTCACTTGGTCACACTCTGTCGCATAGCGCCAGTCATACTGCTCATTAATGTCGCCAGCCGGTAAATAGTTATCCATCCCCACGATTGCCGCTATTGGAAATCGCCAGCGGATCGGCAAACGATCGTATTTATAGACCAATAGGGGTAATTTCCCGGTGGCTTTTGCTGCATTGCAGCATTGTGTCCACCAGGCAGGCTGAATACCATATCCGGCGCGATACCTTTTCGCCTCAATACTAAAGGCAAAATCAGGCATATCGACACAAATTAGATCGCCGTGGTCGGACTCTCTATATTGCTCGATGTCTCTTTTAAAGTTTAAGCCAAGCTCCTCAAACAGGATTTTGGAAAGCTCTCTCTCGAAAGAGGCTCCTTTATTGCGACTATTCACCATCAGAAACGATCCGCCCGGCTGTGATATCCATTTCGCGCTGCATTAAACGATGACGCCGATTCGAGTCAAGCTGCTTAGTAAGTAGCTCATCAGCCAGGCTAGAGTAAGAACGATGCGCCGAAAGATCCTTTTCAGCCTTTAAAGCCTCAAAAGTTGCCGGTCTAAGCCTAAGAAATATGGGGCGTAATTCAGTCATTTTGATATATCCCTGCTAATAAATAGAAAAAAGTGTGATTTCTTATCGCTTTTTACTTGATAGCATAATGATATCAGGCTACAAATAGTTATTGATAGCTAGTAACCAAGGGAGACAAACAGATGTTAAAAATTAAACGCACCGGCCTACAAAGCGAATACAAGGTTGTTGGTCACAATTGGGATGAAGCCAACGGCGGGATTTACATCCGCAAGTCTTTTGAAGATGGGCTTTGGTACGATAGCTACACTGGTGTTTTTTACGAAACACTATCATCGGCCAAGGCCGAGGTTTTCACAGCATTAGAATTTGATGGGCTGGCGGATTAATAACCCCGCCCCAACCAAGGGAGATGGATAGATGACTAAATTATACACGTTATGGTTTGAAGGATCACAGCCACAACTTTTTAAAACAAATGAGCTTAAAGAAGCGAGTGAGCGGTATGCCTTTAATCTCAATGAATTGCTGCGGTGGGGCGAAATAGATTTTGACGATGATGATGGCAATGGCGTTTATGGCGGCATTTTCGAGATGAAGGGAGATTAATATGACACAGCAAACTGCAAATTGGGTTCCGGTCGATAAACATACCCGCGCCCCGGCTGAGGGGCAAAGAGCTATAAAATGCCCGCACTGCGAAACGATCGGGTTTGTCGGCCACTTTAGCTGGACTGCGCTTAGCTGCATGAATTGCGATGAAATGGTTGAAAAGACCGACTGGCTTACTCCTGGGGTGTCATCATGAAAAAGATAATGATTATTTCTGTTTTGATGGCTGGCTGTTCTTATACGCCGGTCGCCGATCTAAGGGCATCTGGTGATAAGGCTCAGCTTTACCAGCGCGACATAAGCGAATGTCGCCAGCTTGTTGATGAGGCGCTCTCGCCCTTACAAGTTGGGGCAAAGATTAAATGGCTAAACGATTGTCTGCGCGGACGCGGGCATAGTGTAATAGGAGGATAAAATGGTGAAGGATTTTATAGGAATGCTTTTTGTAACCGCGTTTGCCATTACGTTTTTCACCAACGCCGTAACGGATGAGTGGAATGTGTGGTCGCTGATGTATAAATCATCGCAGTTTTTCGGAGGTTAATATGGTCGGCAAGAAAACCCCAGGCGACATAGTAACCGCCAGCGTGCTGGCCTCCTTGGCCCACGCATCGCCTTTTAAAAGCGCAAATGAGCAGCTTGCGAGCGTCCTGGCTGAGATTGATGGCAAGCCTGATCCGAACCCCTTTCACGGTAACGAAGCCTGCGACTGGGGCGATATGATGGAGCCGCTTATCTTAACCGAGGCCGCTAACCGCCTCGGCCTAACCGGGCTTGAGCTTGAGCATGACGCTATTTTCCACGATAAGCTGCCATTCGCTTGCAGCCTGGACGGCACGGCTGATGCCGGGCTGGGCCATTATGTAGAGGCAAATCCAGCCAAGGGCATCTATTGCCCCAACGGCCCGGTCTATATTGACGGCATAGGCGTGCTTGAGAGTAAGCTGACCAGCAATAACCCAGAGGACGCCCCAGCGCCGCACAGGGGCGTTTTGCAGCTACAGGGGCAGCTTTTATGCACATCCCATACCTGGGGCGCTGTGTGCGTATTATATAACGGCATCGAGCTAAGGGTGTTTCTTTACCAGGCTGATGCGGCTGTTCAATCTAGGATCGCAAACATCGTTCATGAGTTTGAGCAGCGTAAAGTCAGCCGGGAGCCTTACCCGGTTATCTCTAGCAAAGATGGCAACGCCGCTTACCCGGAGTCAAACGGTAGCGCTGCCCCTTTGCAACTGCCAGACGATAAGGCCGATTGGCTGGCTCAGCTTGTCAATGCCAAAAAAGCTAAGGCCGCTGCTGAGGCTGATATAGATGAGGCAGAGGCAGCTCTTAAAGAGTATATGGGGCATCATGAGGTGGCATCAGCCGTGATCGGCAATACCGCTTACCAGGTCAAGTGGCCGATGCGTAATTACAAGGCACAGCCGGAGAAAGTCGTCCCCGCCAAGCCTGCTTATTTTAAACGCCAAACAACATTGAGCCTCAAGGCTCTGGATTAGGAGATAGGTATGAGGGAAACCTCTTTTAAAGTAGATGATCTGCTTAGCATCAAAAGCGATAAGGGCAGATATGTGACGGTTTTAGTCAGGACTGTTGAGCCTGTTAGCCAGGAGATATACAGCGTCACGTTTCAAAACATGCAAACCGGCGACATATTTAAACGCCAATATCTTTATCAATAGGAGATCGAATGATGCCTAAGCAAAACGGCCCTTACCGCAAGGAAAGCTCCTGGAAGCCTGTTGTTGATGCAGTAGCAGCTTTTCACCGGGATAATGGATACGGCCCCTCAGTGGCCGAAATAAGCCGTGCAATCGGCAAATCACCGACAGCGGTGCGCTTTCAAATAGACAAGCTGTTAGAGGATGGTGTGCTGGCTAAGACGCCCGGCAAGATCAGGACGATCCGGCTGGCTGAGTAGGGGGGCGAAAGCCCCTTTATTTTGTTAGACCTTTCATTTTCTCGAAGCTACGCATCCCGCCCAGGCCAAGCATACCCATTAGCACTGTTAATAGGCTCGACATATCAAACTGAGGAAGATCGGGCAAAGCTACACCAGCATAGGCGCTGGCAAAGATAACAAAAGGCGCTAGAACAAAATGCCAAGCCAACGCCACGCCGCACGTCCATCCAACGAAAGGCCGCCAGCCAGCCACAAAGATACTCCGGTGCTGCGCCTCGGCCTTGTTGATCTCTAATTGCCCCTTGGCAAGCTCCTGAGCGTGATTCTGAGCCATCGTGGCAACCTCGTGCGCGAGCCTTGCCTTCTGATCCTTGTCCTCAATAAACTTATCTAGGAGGCCAGTCACCGGCCCAATCAATGCTTGTATCATTTTTTCACCGTCTCATGATTTAACCAAACTGCAAACATACCGCTGAAGCATCCGCATATCGTGCTAACGAATGCGGTCTGTTGTGTTGTCGCGGTAGCTCCAAGATCATACATAAACCAGCTTGCCGCTTCCCAAACCAGCAGGCTGCTCAGCAGCATCATTCCACGCGGCAGTAACTTCCAGCGCAAAAAGCGCTCCATAGTTATCTCAGCCATCTGCCAGCGCCCTAAACCTTGCCGTGATCCGCTTGGCACGATTAGGCGTTTGGTCAAACCAGCGACTGTCCTCTGCCTCGGCGGCCACAGTTAGCCAAGCTTTCGGATCGTCCATTGCCTCAGCTACTGCCGCCCACATCTTAACAAACTTCGAGCAGCGTGGGTATCCGAGTTGAAATGTCATGTTGCATAGGCACAGGGCTGCGTCTGGATAACGCAAGTCTAGCTCGTTAAAGTCAACGCCAACGTTGCTGCATAAGCGATGGCAATCCTCAAGCGTGACAGCTATATCAAGATTGAATCGCTGGCGCACACGATCCTCAGAAACAGGCGTGCCAACCGGCTGGCCATATTCTGGATCATGATCTTTTACCAGCGCGCCTATTCCAAACGTGGGCAGGCCCAGGCTGCATAAATAGATAACATGCTCGCCATCGCTGTTCTTTTTGACACCCTCGTCTGCGGCTATCTCTTCTCTGAGCATATCTTTATTCATCGTTTCATCTCCAGAATCGTATCAATCGTTTTAGCCCACGAATCAGCTTCTGCCTCAGCCGTAAAGACCGACCCACGCAAGCGCAAACTGTATTGCCGTACAGCCGTAACCGGCATGAACAGGCACCGTCTGGTATTGGGGGAAACAAGGCAGAGAACATCATAATCATCCTTCGTGGGTAGTTTTTTCTTTTTACTTCCGTGGCCCAAATTAAAATGGTGACGCGGAGATCGACCATCTTTATCGCCCAATAAATTCGCAGCCTTTGCCTGAACCCTGACATAAAATTGACCATCCCAAGCCACCATATCTACTTTATCCTGTTGCGCCATCGAAACGCGCCAACCAAGCCCCAAAATCGCTACTGCGGCAGTATATTCTCCAGCCAGCCCGGTCGTTGTTTCACTCATCTAAGGCCGATAGCCCCGGCTGTTGATACCATCACCGCGATGAACAACCCTATCACAACAACCACCAGCGCGAAAATAGCCAGCCCGATTTTCATGTTCTCAATAGCCTCGTCATGCGCGATGGCAGCTTCTCTTTGAGCCTTTAGCCTAGCCTCTTTCTGCTCTCGCAAAGCCTTGTTGTGGTGATTGATGATCTCCTGCCAGGTCGATGGCTGATCCGCTGGCTTAGGCCAACGCATATTTATCATTGTAGCCACAGTCTGCATTTCCTCGTTAAGGCGCTTCGCCTCCAATACTGCGTCAATTGAACCCTTAAAACTAATATCACCAACGCCGGACTGCTTGTTGCGCTCCTCGTTGAGTTTCTTCTGAGCCGAGAACAACGTGCCGATCTGCTCCGACAAATCCGCCACAGATTGCACGTCATTAACCCTAGCTTTTATAAAGGCTATAGCGTTACTGGCCGCGCTGACCGCCATAAGGGCTGTGCTTATAGGCTCCATTAAGACAACATTCCTTTCCGCAACGGCAGGCACTTGTAAGACTTTGCTAGAAAGTCGCCGGGCAGTTTGCCAATGTCCTGTGCCATCTCATGCACTCGCTCAACGCAAGCCTCATAGTTAGGCCACGGCCCGCGAAAGTCATGTAGCTCATAACACAAATCTGGCGTAGATAAAGAGCAGGCTAAGACGACAGCTTTAAACATCGTCTTTCTTCTTTAGGCTCTGATATATGCGTATAACAGCAAGAGAAATACCTAACACAGTAAAGGTCAACGCCATCCACTCATTGAGTGGTGCAAGCCAAACAGGGCTAGTAATTGCGCCAGTGGCAATAGCCATATCTGTGTTTAGGTTATTATTCATAGCAAATCCTTACCAGCCGGATGGAACGGCTTGACGTGTCGGCGGTGATGCCAAAGCCGCAAGTTGCTCGTCTAATATACCCTGCATTTCGGCTTCTGTCTTGCCCAAGCTCTCTAAAGTTTTTGCTTTTGCCCAGTCTTGTGTAATGTCGTCAAACGCCACATAGTCAGCATCGTCTGCTTCCGGCGTTGTCAAACCGGCAGCGCCATATGCAGACACAGAAAGCGGGTTGCCTTCATCATTGACCACGCTGTCGCTGGTCGCTGTGACGCGCCAGTGAATAGTTTGAATGCAGTCGGCGTGGCCGTTTTGCTCGTGATTGCAGACGTCAAAGTTGAACGCCCAGTTGTATGTGTTAGCCATTATTCGCCTCCTAATTCAGCCGCTTGTGCTTCTAAATGCGCTGCATACGCATCCTTCACAGCCTGTGTGTGTACCGCTGCACAAATAGCTTGCACCTCTGCGCTTTCGCCAGTGATGTCAGCGTCTGGTGCTACAACGTGCCGTGAAAAGCCACGGCTAATCTCAACGCCATCACGTTTGATGACCGCTGCGGTGCGTACTTGAACGTGTTTGAAGTCGCCTACGATTTCGATTTTGTCTTGGATTGTTTCTTCTGTTAGTGCCATTTTTATCTCCTTTGGATGGACTGTCCAACCTGATGTCCAATCAGGTTATGCGTCTGTATAATATATAGCTTTGAAAATTATCCTGTCTCCAGCACTAATATTAGCCCCAGATGTGCCGCCATTTTGGATAAAGTTTATAGTAGTACCAACAGTTGAAATATAAGCACCAGCCGCAGCAGAGGAACCGGTTACATATGCAACAGCCGCTATGCCAGCAAGGTTTGCTGAAGTAAAAGGCAGTCCTCCAATCGTATTGGTTGTTGAAGAACCCGATGCGGATTGAACATCTGCACAGACGGTAACAAGTCGGCCGATTTTAACATAGGAAGGGTTGAGACCAGCAGGTACAGTCATATTGTTTCCACCGTGAGTGGCCGTCCAAGTCCCCTCCTCATAATCGTCCAGATAATTAGCCGAACCAGTGCCGCCCAAGTAGACACCGCCGGATAGGTAGATGTCTTTGAAGCGAGATGTGCTATTGCCTAAATCAGTTGTGCCGTTTGAACTCGCACCTGTTGAGGTGTTAAATGGACGAATATCAGTTGAAGCATCTACAAACTTTAATCCGTGTGCGCCTGTGCCT